TGCTCCTAGAGAATATCAGATAGAGGCTATGGTTGAGGCTATTCATCGTAAACGAGCCATTCTATTAAGTCCAACTGGTTCTGGTAAATCTCTTATAATCTATTTACTTATGCGGTGGTTGTTAGCCAGATCAACTAAGAAGGTTTTGGTTATTGTTCCAACCACATCACTAGTACAACAGATGTATGCGGACTTTGAAGATTATTCTAAATTTGATAAGACTTGGGATGTGGAACTAGAAGTACATAGAATTTACTCTGGTAAACCTAAGATGAATATGAGTCAGAGAGTATTTGTATCAACATGGCAATCTGTATATAAACTTCCAGGTGCATGGTTTGAGCAATTTGGTACAGTATTCGGCGATGAGTGTCACGGGTTTAAATCTAAATCTCTTACCGGTATTATGAACAAATCAAGAGAAGCCGAATATAGATTTGGCACAACTGGTACTCTTGATGGTACTCAGACACATAAATTAGTTTTAGAAGGTCTTTTTGGACGGATATATAATGTTACTACCACCAAGAAACTACAAGATGATAGTACACTAGCTGCATTAGATATTCAGATACTATTACTAAAATACCCTGAAGATATTAGAAAGAATTTTGGTAAACAACAGTACCATGATGAATTAGACTATATTGTAAAAAACGAAGCAAGAAATAGACTTATATCAAATCTAGCAATAGATCAAGATGGTAATTCTTTGGTTCTTTTCCAGTATGTTGAGAAGCATGGAAAGGTGCTATATAATCTTATAAAGGATAAAGCACACGAACGTAGAAAAGTATTCTTTGTATCAGGTGAGACAGATACTAATGATCGTGAAGCAATTAGAAAGATTGTAGAGACACAAAAGAATGCAATTATTGTTGCAAGTTTAGGTACATTCTCTACAGGTATTAATATTAGAAATTTACATAATATTGTATTTGCATCACCTTCTAAATCTCAGATTAAAGTCCTACAGTCTATTGGACGAGGATTAAGAAATTCAGATGATGGATCAACTACTACTCTATATGACATAGCAGATGATCTACACTGGAAAAGCAGAAAAAATTATACACTAGTACATTCGGCAGAGAGAATAAAAATTTATGCCAGAGAATCATTTAATTATAAAATATATGAAATCGAGTTAAAAACATGAGTGAAATAAGACAGTTTAAATTGGTTGACGGATCAGAAATAGTTTGTGAAGTTATTGAATGGAATGATGATGCAACAGATGAGATAGTAATTAGAAATGCACTAGTAATACAGTATATGATGAGAGATGATCATAGGCTATGTTCTATGAGACCATGGATGCTTCAGCAGGTCCAGAATGATTATCTACAAACACTTAATGCTGGACATATTACAGTAGATGCTAAACCAGCATTTGAGACTGTAGCTAACTATGAAGAAACAGTACAATTCTTACAAACCAACTTAGAAGATTTGGCTGAACAAGAATTAGATGATCTAGTAGACATGGACGAAGAAGACAAAGATAATATTCTTAGCTTCATTCAAGCAAGAAAAGACAAACTTCACTAGTCTATCTCTCCTACCCCAAAATGCTTAATTTATTATACCATAGTTTGCACAAAATGTAAACCCCTAAAATGCATTTTTTTTAACTTTTTTATTAATTTAATTGTTTACATATATTCTATTATGTGATATAATGGTTATATTGAAAGGAGTCCATAATGGCAAGAACTAAACGAGCTAGTATTCATTATGTCAATAACGCAGAATTTTCTAATAGTGTTGTAGAATATGTGAAAACTGTTATAGAAGCCAAGGACAAAGAACAACCGCTACCTATTGTACCAGATTATATTGCTCAGTGTTTCTTAAAGATCGCTGAAGGTTTATCTCATAAATCAAACTTTATTCGCTACACATATCGCGAAGAAATGGTAATGGACGCAGTTGAGAATTGTTTAAGAGCAGTTGAGAATTATAATATTGAAGCCGCTACACGTACAGGTAAGCCTAATGCCTTTGCTTACTTTACACAAATTAGTTGGTATGCATTTCTAAGACGTATTGCAAAGGAGAAAAAGCAACAAGAGATTAAATATAAATACCTTACATCATCTGGTGTAGAAGCCTTTATGAGTATAGACATGTCTGAAGAATTCAGTAAACTTGTCGCAGCTAACTATGTCGATATATTGAAAGATAGAATTGAAAAAGTTAAAGAAGCTGATCAGGTTGTTAAGGAACTTGTAAAGAAAGAAAAGCGTAAGAAACGTGAAACAAAAGTGGACTCAGATTTAAGTGAGTTTATTAAATGAAGATTGCGATATTAAATGACACTCATTGTGGTATTAGGAATAGCTCTGACATATTCCTCGATAATGCGGAGAAATTTTTCACAGATGTATTTTTTCCTTATCTTATGGAAAACGGTATTTCTCATATCGTTCACCTTGGTGATTATTTCGATAACAGGAAGTTTATTAATTTCCGTGCCCTTAATCGTAATCGTCAATTCTTTCTTGCAAAGTTAAGAGAACATAAAATTACTATGGATATTATCTGTGGTAACCATGATACATTCTATAAGAATACTAATGAACTTAACAGTCTTAAAGAACTACTTGGTCACTATATGAATGAGATCCATATTATACATCAGCCTACTGTGATGGATTATGATGGTTTAAAAATGGCATTACTACCATGGATATGCCCTGAGAATGAAAAGGAATCACTTGATTTTATAAGAAACTGTAAAGCAGATGTTCTTGGTGGACATTTAGAACTAGATGGTTTTGATATGATGAAAGGTATACCAAACACTCATGGTATGGATCCTAGTTTGTTTAGTAGATTTGAGTCAGTTTACTCTGGTCACTTCCATACTAAATCAACTCAAGGCAATATAACATATCTTGGTTCTCAGTTAGAGTTTACTTGGTCAGATGCTCATGATAACAAATACTTCCATATATTGGATACTAATACTCGTGATCTAATAGAAGTAAGAAATCCTCATACTATATTCCATCGTATTCATTATGATGATACTCAAGTTAACTTTGACGATTATGATGTAAAGCAAGTAGATAATAAGTTTGTTAAAATTGTAGTTATAAACAAAACTGATCTATTTACTTTTGACCGGTTTGTTGATAGAATACAAAATAGGCCAATTCACGAGTTGAAGATTGCTGAGAACTTTGCGGAGTTTCTTGGTGACGCTGTTGAAGATGAGGGTATATCTGTGGAAGAAACTACAGAATTACTTGATAGCTATATTGATAATGTTGAGACTGATCTCAGCAAAGATAGGCTAAAATCTAGTATGCGGGACCTATTTACTGAGGCGAATGCACTGGAAATAGCATGATCATTTTTAGAACACTACGTTATAAGAACCTATTATCATCTGGTAATAACTGGACTAAGATTAACTTTACTGATACTAAATCAACTCTTGTTGTTGGTCATAATGGTGCTGGTAAATCTACAATGTTGGATGCTCTATCCTTTTCATTGTTTGGTAAACCACACCGTAATATCGGCAAACCACAATTGGTCAATTCTATTAATAAGAAAGACTGTATTGTTGAAGTAGAATTTAGTATTGGTAAGTCAAACTTTAAAGTTATTCGTGGAGCAAAACCTAACATCTTTGAAATATGGAAAGATGGTGTTATGGTAAATCAAGCATCTCATGCTAGAGAATACCAAAAGATACTAGAACAAAATATTTTAAAGTTGAATCATAAATCTTTTCACCAGATTATTGTACTTGGTTCATCATCTTTTATTCCGTTTATGCAATTGACTTCTCAACATAGACGTGATGTTATTGAAGACCTTTTGGATATTAATATCTTTTCTAAGATGAATTCTATTATTAAAGAAAAGAATGCAATAATCAAAGACAAGATCCGTGAAGTAACTTATGAGATTGATCTATTAAAAGAAAAGATTGATCTACAGCGTAAGTATATCAGAGAAGTTGAGAACCTAAGTGGTGAGCAAATTAAAGATAAGGAAGATGAAGCTGTACTTGCTCAAGAAAGTATAGTTAATATTCAACTTTCAAATGCTATACTATCAAGAGATGTTTCTGAATTATCTGAGACACTTCAAGATGATCTTAAAAAAGCTAATGACAAGAAAACATCATTACTTCATTATCAAGCTACATTTAATCAACAGATTAAGACTGTTGTTAAAGAAGCAAAATTCTTTGAAGAGAATGAAAGTTGTCCTACTTGTGAACAAGATATTGATGATGATCTAAGAACATCTAAACTTGAATTAGCTAAAGGTAAAGCTGGTGAACTTAATACAGCACTATCTAAAGCCAATAATCAAGCTAGTGAAGTTGAAGAAACTCTTTCAAGCCTTAGTGATATTGCTAAGAAAGTTTCTGATAAGCAAAATGATATTAACAATAATAATAAAGAGATTAGCAGACTACAAACAACTATTACCAATCTATCTAAAGCTATTGATAATATCCGTGGCAAAGATGGTGATATTTCTATTGAAAAAGATAAACTACAAGAATTAAATGATACACGTGAATCTTCCTTTGAGAGCCGCCTAGTATCAAACGAAACTCTTTCATACAATATTGCTATGAGTGAGATGCTTAAAGATACTGGTATTAAGACTAAAATTATCAAACAGTATCTACCTGTAATGAATAAGCTAGTAAATCAATATCTACAAACACTAGACTTCTTTGTTCACTTTAACTTGGATGAAAACTTCCAAGAGACTATTAGATCAAGACATCGTGACGAATTCTCATATGATTCATTCTCTGAGGGTGAGAAGCAACGTATTGATCTGGCACTACTCTTTACTTGGCGAATGATTGCTAAGATGAAGAATTCTGTAGCCACAAACCTATTGATCCTAGATGAGACTTTTGACTCAAGCTTAGATCATGAAGGTGTAGACAATCTAATGAAGATTATATACACACTCGGTGAAGAAACCAATGTCTTTGTTATTTCACATAAAGGTGAAATACTTGACGGAAAGTTTGAGAGGAAGATTGAATTCTTTAAAGAAAAAAACTTTAGCAAAATCAAATAAAATGCTTTACTTTTTCTTCCAATTGAACTATAATAACTATATTATAACATGGAGCCATTATTATGGAATTATCTGAAAACACACTATCCATCCTTAAAAACTATGCTGGTATTAATTCCAACATTGTTATTGATGCTGGTAATACTATTAAGACTATATCTGAAGCAAAGAATGTTATGTCTACTGCGGCAATCCGTGAAGATTTCCCACAACAGTTTGGCATATATGATCTGAATGAATTCCTAGGTGTGCTATCACTTGTTGATACACCTAACTTAAATTTCTCAGATGACTTTGTAACAGTAAGTGATTCGTCTGGTCGCAGTAAAGTAAAATACTTTTACTCAGATCCAGATATGTTAACTAAACCTGGCAAAGATGTAAAAATGCCTAATGCTGATGTTAACTTTGCTTTAGATGCTGACACTCTTAGTAGAATTAAACGTGCTGCAAGTACACTAGGTCACACTGATGTGTCTATTACTGGCAAAGATGGTGTTCTAAGTTTATCAATTATTGATAGTAAGAATGCAACTTGTAATGCATATACAATTGATATTGCTGGTGACTTTGATTCAACACCATTTAACTTTATACTTAATATTGCTAACTTGAAGATTATGCCAGGTGACTATGAAGTTGCTATATCTTCAAAACTAATCTCGCATTTCACCAATAAGGAATATGGTATTTCATATTGGATTGCACTTGATAAATCATCTACATACGGAGAATAAGATGGCTAAAAATAATAATGAACATACGGAAACCTATACACTTATGGCTCAGATTGGTCGTAGTACGGTTGCTGTAATTGATGCAGTCGTCCAACGTGGTGGTTTTCGTGGTGAAGAATTAAGTACAATTGGAACATTACGTGATCAGTGTATTCAAGCTATATCCATATCAGAAGCATTTGAAGCTAATGACGCTTCTGAGAAAGAATAGGGTTTACAATCTTCCTTAACTATTATATAATGTATTTCTTGATATGGAGAATGTGAATGTCTAATGACTTTTTATGGGTAGAAAAATACAGACCAAAAACAATTGGTGAAACAATTCTACCTTCTGATTTAAAAGCTACTTTTCAAAAGATAGTTGAGACCGGTGAAGTTCCTAATATGCTCTTTACTGGCTCAGCTGGTCTTGGTAAAACAACTGTAGCAAAAGCCCTTTGTAATGAACTTGGTTTGGATTATATCCTAGTCAATGGTTCAGAAGAAGGCAATATAGAAACCTTACGTGGTAAGATCAAGCAGTTTGCTTCGTCTATATCATTACAAGGTGGATATAAAGTAGTTATCCTTGATGAGGCTGACTATCTAAACCCACAGTCAACACAACCTGCGTTGCGTGGTTTTATAGAAGAATTTTCTAATAACTGTAGGTTTATATTAACTTGTAACTTTAAGAATAGAATCATTGAGCCACTACATTCTCGGTGTGGTGTATATGAATTTAATACTTCCAAAAAAGATATGGCAGCACTAGCTGGTAACTTTATGGATAGACTAAAGAAAATCTTAGAAATAGAAAGTGTTGAATATAATGAAAAAGATGCGGCTGATATCATACTTAAATATGCTCCGGACTGGCGTAGAATACTTAATGAGGCACAACGCCATGGAAACAGCGGGATTCTTACTACTAATAGTAGGTTGGATGGTTCTGGTAACCAGTATGACGTTCTAATGACATACCTAAAAGGTAAAGATTTTAAGAAGATGCGCTCATGGGTTGTTAATAATATTGATGTAGATGCTTCTGCTATCTTCCGTGGTATCTATGACAACATGGCTAATACAGTATCTCCTCAATCTATACCACAACTGGTTCTTATTCTAGCTGATTATCAATATAAGAATGCCTTTGTTGCAGATCACGAATTAAATGTTGTTGCTTGTATGACTGAAGTAATGGCTAATGTGGAGTTTGCTTAATGGCTATTATATTTGATTTCGAAACACTTTCTACTGATCGTGTAAATGGTGTTGTTCTTAGTCTTGCTTTATTAGAATTTAATGAAGAACGCTTTACTGAGAAGACAGCTTATTCATATACAGAATTACTTGAGATGTCAAGATACATTAAGTTTGATGTAGCTGATCAAGTAAAGAATGGTAAACGTAAGATTGATCAAGATACCTTAGAATGGTGGGGTCAACAATCAGAGTCTGCTCAGAAACAACTTATTCCTAGTCAGCATGATAAACCATTGGCTGATCTAATCCCTTGGATGAATAGTAATATAAATGGTTCTGTAAGTAAGGTTTACTCAAGAGGTAATACCTTTGATCCAATCTTTGTTGATTATATTGCATCACAATACCATCAAGTTGTACCTTGGCCTCATTGGTCTATTCGTGATACCAGATCCACAATTGATGGAATGGCTTGGGGTGCTGGTCTATCTAATGGGTTTGTACCAGAAGGTCTTGAAGAACAATTTGTCGCACATGATCCACAACATGATATTGTAATGGATGTTATGCGATTACAAACTTTAGCTATAGCGTTAGGATAGAAAATGAGTGAACTTGTATTATTTACAAAAGATGAGTGCATCTATTGCCATATTCTAAGAGAAAAGTTAGAAGACTGGGAAATTGAGCATAAAATATTAAACAACCATCCTTTACCAGATGGTCATAAAACATACCCACAACTTTACTATAAAGGTAAAGATGTACAAAAAGGTCCATCTACTGATGTAACAGCATCTAAATTATTAGATATGATGGAACATATTGATTGGCCAGGAATGGATGGAGGTATTGAAGATGAGCGCTAAAGGTTTAAGCCCATTTGATTATAGTAACTCTATAAACTTTTCTAAACTTGATATAATGATAGATGATATTGCTGAAAAGAAATACTCACCTTTCATGGTCAATCGTACACTTTCTTACTTTCCTGATACTGTGGCTGCAGCTAATGAGATGAATCGTCATCACCACCTAGACAATAGACTACAATATTCTTTTCTTATAAATATCATTAGAAAACGAAAAAGGTTTTCTAAATGGGCTAAGGCTCAAACTGAAAGTGATATTGAATCTGTCAAGGAATATTATGGGTATAGTAATACAAAAGCCCGTCAAGCTTTGACTCTGTTATCACCTGAACAATTAACTATAATAAAGAATAAGGTGAATAAGGGTGGAAAAAGAAGAAATTAAAATTATAGAGTGGACGCCCAAGCATATGCTTGAGATAACTCTAAATGAGCCAGATGACTTCCTAAAGATAAGGGAAACACTAACACGTATAGGCGTGGCTAGTAGAAAAGATAATAAACTATTTCAATCTTGTCATATCCTACATAAACAAGGTAGGTATTTTATTGTGCACTTTAAAGAGCTGTTCTTACTAGATGGTAAGAAATCAAATCTTGAAGAAAATGATTTAGCAAGACGTAATACTATTGCAACATTAATGTCCGATTGGGGATTAGTTACTATAGTTTCTGGTCAAACAGTTGAGCCATTAGCACAATTAAGACAGATTAAAATAATCCCTTTTAAAGAAAAAGTAAAATGGGAACTGTGCCCAAAATATAACATTGGAAATAAGTAAATTTTGGACTAGAGATGCAGTCAACTTAGATATATCAAGTCGTTGCACTCTTGCTTGTCCTAATTGCGCTAGACAGAACATTAGTGATATTCCTGCTAATCTTATGTCTGAAGAAGAATTTGATAAGTATTTAAATTACTTTGATAGATTTATCTTTTGTGGACAAATATCAGATCCTATACTTCATCCTAAACTAGATATATTTTTAAGTAAGATTTATTCTGCTGGTAAAATGTGTAGTGTACATGTAGCTGCTAGTCATAAACCAGATGCTTATTTTATTAAATGTTTTAAAGCACACCCAAAATCTAACTGGTATTTTGGTATAGATGGTCTACCTAAGGATTCACATAAGTATAGAGTTAGACAAGATGGTGAAAAGTTATTTCGATTGATGTTGGAATCAAGAAAGTATATAGCTAAGTCAATATGGCAATATATTATATTTAAATATAATGAAAATGATATTGATACAGCTAAAGCCTTATGTGTAGAGCATGGATTAGAAATGTCTCTTATAAAGTCTAATAGATGGACTAGTGGTGATCCTTTAAAACCTACATCTACAGATAATTATTATATTAGAGAAGAATATGAGTAAAGAATGGAAACCACAATGTGTACTTAATACAGCCACGGGCAGATCCTTTGGTTCAAGTGCAAAGGGTTATATAACACCATGTTGTTGGATTGACTTTTCTTTTTATAAAGATATAGAAGAACTAGAAGCGGATGATCCTCAACTGGTTAGTTTATTTAAAGAACATTTAAAAATAAAGAATAATGATAGCATAGAAGAAATATTGCTATCAGATGAATGGATTGAATTTTATGATAACTTAACTTCAGTAGATACAGCACCTAAAACGTGTAAGAGATATTGCTATAAAAATAGTAAACTCTGGCTATTTGAATTAAAAAAAGAAAAATTTAATACTAAAGAAGAATAAAAATATTATATATACTATTGTGATGCGGAATGATCCGATCATAACACAATCTTGCTTGCTCAAAAGGAGATAACAATGACAGGCTTACAAACACTATTCCCACGTTCATCTTTTGTGGGTTTTGACCATCTATTCAATGAACTAGAGTTCACTGCAAAACATGCTCAAGACCATTATCCACCACATAATATTATTAAATCAGATAATGAAGAATATCTTATCGAACTTGCTATTGCTGGATTTACAAAAGAAGAAATTAATGTTGAAGTTAAAGATAGGACTTTAACAGTAATGGGGGAACATGTCTCTAAAGGGAGAGAATTTATCCATCGTGGCATTTCTACAAAGAAATTTAAGCGAACCTTTAGGCTGTCCGAACATGTAAATGTAAACGGAGCAGATATTCAGGATGGTATACTTGCAATTGAATTGAAGTATGTTATTCCAGAAGAAATGCGTCCTCGTAAAATCAATATTGGTCAAACGAGGAATCACAATGACACAACACATATTAGCACAAGCTAACATTCTACAAAATGCTATTAAAGCATTTATGGAACTTTTAAAGGACTTTTCATCATCACGCAAAGAAATTTCAGAAGCAAAAAAGACTATCTTTGAGTTGAATAAACTATCTGATGCAGACTTAGCCGACATTGGTCTATGTCGTGGAGACATCTGGAATGTCGCTCATCATAAACATGACGATACAAGGAGACGTTTCTAATGACTACATCAGTAATGAAATTTGCATTTGCACCAGTTGGTGGACTTTTTAGTGGATTTAATAGTTTCTTCCTATCAGTAGGAAAAGCTAGAGCAGCATCTGAACTTGCCAGAATGGGTTACCATGAAGAAGCAAGATATTTAATGCTTACAGAAACTAAAGACCTTTAAGTGCATAAAATAATAATTATTATGAGGGGCAATTAATTTGCCCCTTTTAGCATTTAATGGTTTACAATAAGCCAAAAACAATATATAATGGTAATTAATTAACTTGAAGGGTTTAGTATGTCATTTTATTCGTCCGTAAATCGCTACGGTAATTCCATCTTGTACAGAGGGTACAATGATAATGGAGCAGCAATAACAAAAAGAGTTAAGTTTGAGCCTACTTTATATGTGACATCACGTGAAGATAATCCTTCACATAAAGGACTTGATGGTTGGCCTCTGGCTCCAATGAAGTTTGATAAGATGTCTGAAGCTAAAGATTTTATTGAGAAGTACAAAGATTTAGATAGTTTTAAAATATATGGTAACACAAACTATATTCAACAATTTATTACAGAACGCTTTCCTGAAGATATTAAGTTTCGACCATCACAAGTAAATGTGGTTAACTTTGATATTGAGGTTGCCTCATCAGAAGGTTTCCCTAGACCGGAAGAAGCATTATATCCAGTTATATCAATTGCACTCAAGTCAACTAAGTCCCGTATTTACAAAGTGTGGGGTTTAGGCGAGTACGATCATGAGAAAACTGAACTTAATATGGGTGATGATATTATCCAATATATCAGATGTGATAGCGAAGAAGAATTATTAACAAAGTTTATTAAGTATTGGACAGATAATCCACCAGATATTATTACTGGTTGGAATATAAGGTTCTTTGATGTTCCATACTTAATCAATCGTATTGCTAGAATTGGTTCAGCTGAAGCTGTCAAGAGAATGTCTCCTTGGAACTTAGTCAACGAACGTAATACTAAGATTATGGGTAGAGAACAACAAGGCTATGAACTAGTTGGTATTCAGCAAGCAGATTACATTGAGCTATTTAAGAAGTTTGGTTATAGTTATGGTACTCAAGAATCCTATGCCTTAGATCATGTTGCTCATACTGTTCTCGGCGAACGTAAGCTATCATATGAAGAACACGGTAGTTTACATGAGTTATATAAAAATGATCATCAGAAGTTTATTGACTATAACATTAGAGATGTTCAAGTTGTACAACGTATAGATGAAAAGATGGGTCTAATTGATTTAGTTATGACTATGGCTTATCGTGGCGGTGTTAACATATCAGATACTTTTGGTACTACTGCCATATGGGATTCAATTATTTACCGTGAGTTAAATTTAAAGAATATTGTTATTCCACCTTATATTGAAAAGCCAAAGCAAGCATACCCTGGTGGTTATGTTAAAGATCCTATGGTTGGTTCTCACGAATGGGTTGTATCATTTGATTTAAACTCTCTGTATCCTAATCTTATTGTCCAATACAATATGTCTCCTGAAACTCTTATGCCAGGATTACTAGATCATGGAGTAGATCGTTATCTTGATGGACCAGCACCAGAAAGTAAGTATTCTGTTGCGGCTAATGGTTCTCAATATTCTAAAGAAAAGCAAGGTGTATTACCTAAGATCATTGTTGATTACTATGCAGAGCGTAAAGCAGTCAAGAAAGAAATGCTTATAACTAAGCAAAGGTATGAGAAATCACCTACAGTTGAAGACGAGAGAAAGATCAATCAACTTGAAAATCAACAGATGTCTATTAAGATCCTTCTCAACTCTTTGTATGGTGCTTTAGGTAACAGATACTTTAGGTACTATGATCTAAGAATGGCAGAGGGTATTACATTATCTGGTCAGTTGTCTATTCTATGGGCAGAGAAGGCAATCAATGCCGAAATGAATAAGATACTTAAAACTAATGATAAAGATTATGTGATTGCAATTGATACAGACTCGCTTTACATATCATTCTCAGACTTGGTTAATAAACTTAATCCAGCAGATCCAGTTAAAGCATTAGATAAAATCTGTGAAGAACATTTTACCAAAACTCTTGCTGTATCATATGATCAGTTGTACAAAAAGATGAATGCCTTTGACTCACGTATGATTATGGAAAGAGAAGTTATTGCTGATCGTGGTATCTGGACTGCAAAGAAAAGATATATTCTAAATGTTCATAACAGTGAGGGTGTTCAGTATGATGTACCTAAACTAAAGATTATGGGTATTGAGGCTATCAAGTCATCCACACCAGCGGTTGTTCGTACTAAGTTTAAAGAAATATTCGGAGTTATTATCAACGGTACTGAATCAGATACTCAAAGATATATTTCTGACTTCCGTAAAGAATTTAATTCACTTGGACCAGAAGCCGTATCCTTTCCACGTGGTGTAAGTAATGTTACTGATTGGGTTGATAAAAGAACAGTCTACAGAAAAGGCTGTCCAATCCATGTTCGTGGTGCTATTATGTACAATAATACTATCCGTGGACTTGCGCTAGATAAGAGGTATGGAGTTATTCAGAATGGAGAAAAGATTAAATTCTGTTATATGCGCCTACCTAACCCTATCAAAGAAAATGTAATTGGTTTCCCTAGCTATCTACCTCAAGAAATGGGTCTGCATAAATACATCGACTACGATAAACAATTCGATAAAACTTTCTTAGACCCACTAAAGCCTATATTAGATGCTATCGGTTGGTCAGTAGAAGACACAATGACACTAGAAGACTTTTTTGGATAATAAAATTAATAAGGATTGATTAATGAAACTAATAGTTGAAAACATTGCCCAATGGCATAGAGACCGTAATCTAATTGACGGCAGTACAGATAAAGATCAATATATGAAATTGATACAGGAAGCTGGAGAACTATCTGATAATATATGTAAGGGCAAAGATATTCGTGATGATATTGGTGATATGATGGTTGTTCTTATTAATATTGCTACTCGTAATAAGTTATCTATTGAAGAATGTCTACAGATAGCATATGATGATATTAAAGACCGTAAGGGTAAAATGATTGATGGTGTTTTTATTAAAGAAAGTGATTTACAATAGCATTAAAATGTGCTATAATAGTATTATATTAAGGAGAGATTATGACAGACTACAGCCAACCAAAATATCCTATCTATGTTATATCTAAAGGTAGAGCAGAATCACGCCTTACCTCTAAAACATTAGATGAGATAAATGTTCCATATAAAGTTGTTATTGAAGATTCAGAACATGATGCCTATGCGGCTAATATATCTGAAGATAAACTTCTGGTAATGCCAACTGACTTCAGAACAAATCCTAAGTTTAACTTTCCAGACGAGTCTGGTCGGATGGGTGGCTCTATTCCAGCTCGTAACTTTGTTTGGGAACACTCTATTGAATCTGGAGCAAAGCGTCACTGGATTATGGATGATAACATTAGACACTTCTATCGTCTGCTCCGTAATAAGAAAACCATTGTAACATCTGGTAATATTATTAGAGCATGTGAAGAGTTTACGGATCGATTCAAGAATGTTGCAATGTCTGGTATGAACTATCAATACTTTGTTCCAGCATCTCAAAAGAAAAAGAATCCTTATGTTTTAAATACACGTGTCTATAGTTGTATTTTATTGCGTAATGATATTGATTTACGTTGGCGTGGTAGATATAATGAAGATACTGATCTTAGCCTCCGCATACTTAAAGATAATCATTGTACTATTCTATTCAATACATTCTTATGTGGTAAGATGACTACATTAGTTATGGGTGGCGGTAATACAGATAATGTTTATATTGATGGAGATAATCGCCGTACATTTGCTGAAGCACTTAAAGAGCAACATCCAGATGTTACTGAGGTGGTTCAAAGATATAATCGGTGGCATCACCATGTAGATTACAGCGGCTTTGCTAAGAATAAGTTAATCTTCCGTGATGACTATGTAAAGAAAACTGGTATTAACGAAATGGGTATGGTTCGTAAGGCACTTACAAAAGAACAACATGCCTTACATAAAACAACCTTTGGAAATATGGAGAATAAATATTATGAGTAAGAACAATAAAGGATCTAATTTATTTGTATTAGATGGTCAAGAAGACGAGTGGGATTCAGTTCACTGGGAAGATATGCCAGAATTCGAACAAGAAGACCTAGACATCTATGGTTCTATTAATATTGCTTTCCGTACTGAAGAAGACTTTCGTAAGTTTGCAAATCTAATTGAGCAACCAAGTATTTCTAGGAAGTCTCGTGGTGTATATTATCCAGTACGTGGTGAGAATGAAGCAACACTCCTTAGATGGATGGATGAAGATCAGGTATAATGTACCAGTTAACCATATTCAAAAGTCAGTATGATAATAAGACGCACCGTAAACTCAAGTTAAATACTTGGTCTGAGTTTACTGCGCTTCTTTATAATCTAAGTAAACAACCTAAGAAAGGTAAGAAAGATGCGGAACTTATTTCGCCGGCTGTATATAAGGCTGGTACTACTAGAGCCAACAAAAATGTTTTATCTTGGGCAAGTTGGGCTGCTATTGATGTTGATGATCATGTCTTCGAGGGGAACCTAGAAAATGCTCTGGCTAAAACTTTTGGTTCTTATGATTATGTTGTGTATAGCACTGCTTCAAGTACGGACTTACATCCTAAGTTTAGAATTGTATTCAATCTTGAAACAGAGGTTGAAGAACCTAGAATACGTCACTTCTGGTATGCTCTCAATTCCGAGCTTAACTCGATTGGAGATGCACAGACTAAAGACGTGTCTCGTATGTATTATATACCAGCTGACTACACTGACGCTAACAATTTCTTTTTCATTAATAATGGTACTCCTATTGATGTTGATGCATTAACGGCAAAATGGCCTTATAACAGAGAAAGAGATTCAAAGAATTTTTTAGATAGATTGCCGCAAGAACTTAAAGATCAGGTTTTGTCTTATCGCAAAGAAAAACTATCTAATACTAATTACACTTGGACAAGCTACCATGATTGTCCTTTCTGGCCTAAGAATTTGGCAACCGAATATCTTACTATATCATCCACAGGTTGGTATTCTAAGATGTATGCCATAATGGTAAAGATTGCAGGTAATGCAACTTACCGTGGTTATCCTATCACTGCTCAAGAGATTGCAGAACTATGTAAGCAATTTGATCTTGAAACAGGTAACTGGTATGATAATCGACCACTTGAGACTGAAGCAGACCGTGCTTTAGAATATATCTATAAAAATGGAGTTATGTAATGAAAGCTGAAAGAATTAAAAAATCTGAATCTGCAAGAACACGCAGACGAGAACTAAAGCGTATTATTGAAGATAGAACAACAAGATTATATTCTAAACTGCGTAAATTAAGAAAATCTAAATAATTAAAACAAATGGAGTAAATTATGATTACAGTATTACTAACACTTATAACTTCAATATTAAATTTATTTATAATATTTTCAATGTCATTGATAGCATGGATTTTATTAACAAATTCAAAATCTAACATTGCAAAAGGAATATTATTAGGAGCCATAGGTACATCATTAGGGATTTGGGTAGTTCAGGCTACTCTTATGATAACAATACCCGCCTATTAAGTGTAACATATTTGTTACAATATCGCATTAAATACAAAAAAAGTTAAAAAAAGTAAAGAAAACACTTTACATCTGTGTTTGTTTGTAGTATAAGAGTTATAGAAACAATAACTAAGGAATTATATTATGACAAATACTACTACAATCAAAACAAATGTTTTTAACTCAATGATGGAATTTACTGCTACTAAGTTTGATGGCTTTTATAAAGCTACTAACTCATCTATCCCTTGTTACTTAGAGCAAGTTTCAACTATTGGTTGGGTTGCTTCTTATGAAGATCCTAAGTGGAAGCAAACAGGTCTATCATATGAAGATGCTGTTGCAGAATTTGGTTTTAAGAATGTTAAGGCTAAGCCTAATGGTTGTGTTAACGGAGATTGGTTAATCGAAGTTAAAGATGGCTTCACATCTGATGAAATGGAATTTGATACAGCTGGTACTGCTATCGCTTGGCTAGAAACTAAAGTTCCTTTTGCAATGAAATTATCAGAATTTAAATAAATCAATCAGAGAGGGTTTACAAAGCCCTCTCTTTATGCTATAATACCCTTTATAACACTTGGAGATTTATATTATGCCTAAGCCTACTATTGAAATTCAAATTAAAAAAGCCGGTACATATCTTGGTTACTTTACAATTGCTGATCACACCACAAATATCAACAACGACAAACCTTCTCGTACATTTGAGAAATTGGTTTTCACTAAAGCTGATGGTATGGAAACACGTGACTATAAAGCAATGGGTGATATTGTATATGGTATGTATGTTAACGACAGCTTGGTCAAGATTGGTAAAGCTGGATCAACAAATGGTTGGGCTGGACGTATCGGTACATATGGTGTCGATCCAAAAGGCGAAGCAACCAATCGTAAGATCATTACTCATCTAAAAGAAGATTTCACATATGAAACTCGTGTTGATGTTTATGGTATCTCAGTACCACGTGTACACTCAGAATACTTTTGCCCAGTAACTAATGGCACTGTATCTATTGATCTACCTCGTAATCATCAGGTAGAAACTCACTTAACAGCAGAAGCAGAAGCTGAGGGTATTGACCTTATGTTCTGTACGCAGAAAGTTTAAATTATGCAAATAATAAATGTTTATGGCGAAGAAGTGGATGTAACTCACACACCAGAGAAGACACCTGATTGTGAAGTTTGTAATATTCACCAACGAGGTAGTACAGAACGACCTACTGGCACTCGTAAAACAAAAATAATTACTAGTGTAGAGGCTGCAACAATCAAGGAGCTAAAGGGACAAGATGGTCACTGGGCTAAAATTAGTGTTGATAATCAATTAATGAAACTTATATTAGATCAAGGTCCTAGGTCTAAAGAGGCCTTGAAATTAAAACCAACTAATGATCCCTTTAGACCACACCGAGCATTTGCATGTGAAGTTTGTTATGAAGTTTGGCGAAGTGAACAACGAAGTCTCAAAGCACAACTCAGAGCGTTGCAAGAACAAGGTAAAATCCTTGGCCAGTAGAAAATTCGATTGCGCTATATACAGTGCGTACTAAGAAAGGTAAAAATATGAAAAAGATTGCTATCGTTGGTCATGGTTATGTCGGTAAGGCATGC